CTTCGTCTTCACCTGATGGACCTTCCTTGAGAGTCTCTCTATCGACTTCTAAGAAGCGTTCAGCACGAGTATACTCTACTATCTCGTTCCAGGTCATAAAGTTGCGTACAGTGATTCTACGGGCCTTCTCGATGGAACTAGTGTTAGCATTGATGATTACATCTTCAGGACTTAATACTTCACTTAGAACTTTATCCTGATTGTCATCATAGCAGAGTTTTCTATATCCAGTGCCCCAGGCACAGACCATTTGAATTAGTTTGTGTGATTCTTTTAACCACGAATCAGAATCAATCAATAGGTCATAACTAAGAAAATTACTAACTTGTTCAGCTTTCGCTGCTTTAATTCCTTGTGGATCAGGGCCTAATACTGCACATTCAGCTACCTTATCATTACGTACTAAATGAGGAATAAGTCTAGAAGCTAATTGAATATTGGCACTTGCCAATAAAGGGTAAATTACCCGCGAGTGGGCATAATTTTGTGTATGTTCATTTTTAACGTGAGCTTTAATCATCTTTAAAGCTTCTTTGTTCATTTCTATCCAGTCTTCACAAGAAGACTCGTCTATTTCGAATCCATGAGCTGCATCTTCAGCAATTTTCTTTAACTGATCGTCATCTAACAGTTCTGCTATATTAGGTGCTTCTACGTATTTTAACAGTTGTTCAACTGACATTCTAATATCCTGTTAAGGGATCGCAATCCCTATGGTCTGTGTTTTCATACTGAGAATCTTTTTCTTCCATATCATAATGTGATACTGCTATCATTTCGAATATGGATATTGCGTACCGCAATGTATCTAATAAGTGGTCATCTTGATTGCGAGCCACTTTGTTTGGATCTTTAGAGTCATATCTGTATACTCTATACTCATCTAATAGAAGATGTAAGTTAGAGAAAAACTTCAACATTCCAGATTCTAGATCGTTGTATACTTGAGCTATTCCAGGTACTAAACTGTTATATCCTGGATGTAAATCTAATCCGAGACTCCTGTAGTAATCGATTCTCATTCTACCATCGTCTCTACGTCCACCTCCTGAGGGGTCAGCTGCACCGGACATCCAATCACCTCGTTGCTGTATAGCATAAGCATGTTGGGAGTCTGGGACTTTACCTTTTTTGTATTCAGCGTAAACGTATTTAACTTGAGTGACTGGGTCTTGAGCTATCCATAAGGCAGCTGTGTTGTTCCAGCCAAAGTCTAAGCCGTAAGCTCTAGGAAAATATTCCGGTATCTCAAAAGGCCTGACTATAATGTCATCCTCAGATATGGGATATACTCTACCTGAACCAAGAGCTGGAATACCTTTAGTACGAGCATCTCGTTCATTAGGTGACATTTCAGCTATCATCGCTTTCTTATCGGATTCAGATAAATGAGGAGCATCTTCCCAAGATATGGCTATAGCATATCTTTCTGGCTCTTCTGGATGTACACCATTAGGAGGAAATCTCCCATTAGGAAGATATCGTAATACGACCTCTGTAAGGCCTTTTAATGGGGTGAATGCCATTAAGCATATTCCAGGATCTTTAACGCCTTCTACACCCCTTAAACGCATTATACACTCAGAATAAATTTCATTCGGAGGTTCTTCATCCATTACGACAAAATCCAAGGTTTCTGCCTGGAATTTATCTCTACCCATATCAAAGGTTTTAACTACTAAACTACTTATTCCACCATTTTTATGTTTAACTAATATTTGACCTACTGCTCCTGGAACTCCAGGGAAAGATTTAGTAGCTTCTTTAGGTAAGCATTCTTTTCTTATAAGTCCGGTACCTTCTTCATCTCCTATACGACCTAAAAGAGCTTCCTGCATAGAACCTCTCCACAGAGCCCCTGATTCGCAAATTACCCAGCCTTTTACTGCTTTTTTAAATCGCTTTCCTTTCCACCAATCAGGGTATTCTCCTGTCATGTGTAAAGCAGTTTCATATGATACACTAAAAGATTTACCAGAACCATTTCCTCCTCCAATAACTCTAAGTCTATGCTTAGCACCTGCATTGAAGAATTCTATATGTTTATGATATTTATCTCTAGAAAATGCTCCAGTTTCTGGAAATACTGAATCTATAAGATTATATTTCTTATGTTCAGAAAAAGCCTGTATCGCTTTAGCTATATTTAATAGTTTGGTTCTATCAGTTGTCATCAATGTCTATAATGTTAGATAGTTCTGGAAGGCGTTCCATTTGGCTTTTTATGTATGTTAGTAATTCTTCATTTGTTTGATTGTCTAACATATTAATGTTAATTTGGGTATTCGTTGTGGTATTTCCACCGGAGGGTTTCTCGGTCCAACCATGTCGGTACTTACCTAAGTCTCTCCAAAACTGATAGTCAATATCAGCAGTCTTCATCATTCCTTGACGGCCTAAATCTTCATGGATAGCATCAAAGGCTGTCTTGCCGTTTTCATGAGCTTCTTTAAGCTCCGGATTCTCTTTAATCCAACGGTAGAACGTAGAACGAGAGATGTTCCACTGGGCCATGACTTCTGTATCAGAATAGCCAGCAGCCATCTTCTTGTATAACTCTACAGCATGTCGGGGAGCATATTTCACTTTTACTTCCTAGTGAGGATTTCTAATATGGATTTCTGTGCGGATTTGATTTCTTGGATGTCTTCTTTAAGTTCACTGAATTTTACTTCGACAACTTTAATGTCTGTTATTGTTTGAGATAGTTCATCTTCTAATTTAGCTAGACGGTCTTGTACTGCTTTCCTATCGTACATGTAAAAACCACCTACAGCAGTTATAATAGCTCCAGCTATCTTGTCCCATTCCATTATCATTTCTTCTTTTTCTTAGCTACTGAAAGGGCTATCGCCATTGCTTGTTTTTGAGGTTTACCTGCTTTGACTTCTGTGGATATATTCTTAGATATAGCTTTTTTTGACTTCCCTTTAACCAATGGCATATCAGTTCCTTCTGTTAGATTCGTTTCCAGGGTATTCCCCAAGCGCTTAACTCAGGGGCGATATCATCTATGTTTTTAACCTGTATTTCATTATTCTGATTAGGGATTAACCCCCATTTAACAAACAGATCCTCAGCAAGAGGCCAATGTCTGTTACATACTTCTAGTTCATTTCCTTGAGCATCAATTAGTTTCACCTTGATCTCCACTGTTTAGAACTTCTAATTCTTTATTACCTTCATCAACTTCTTGTTGAGTAAGAGGGGCGCCTTTAGCTTGACGCTTAGCGTCGAAGTAGACTTTAGGGTCTATCCCATTTTTAGCTAATCTGTACGCCCTATTATTGTGTACTGCCGTACTAATTCCGTTTGCTATACTGTCCATCATTGAACCTGGAACTGGAATACCCCACATGTTACAGGACAATCCAGTAAACAGTAAAGTATACCATCCTGGTAATGAACCTAAGTTATTAAATAACATCTGAGCGTATTCCACTTTATTAAACATACATGCTACAAAAGGGAATGCTATAACTAAATAGGCGAATGTTCTTAAGTAAGACGTTTGAGCGTTTATCACTGCTATAGCTCTATTAGAGTCAGCAGTGGCTTCTTGTCCTTGATTCTGTAGTATCTGTAATTGGATTTGTTGCTGTTGAGTGATTTGAGCCAGTTTAATTTGTTGTTGAGTTTGGAAGTAATCACCAATCATTCCAGGCAATTTTCCCAACAGGCCTAACAACATAGGCACTAATAGTGCAAACATATATTCTCTTCTAACTAGTATTTACTTAGGGTAAGAATCTATTTCAGTCTTCCTACCCTCAAGTCATCTCATCTGAAATGAGTTCCTACCCTATCGTCCGCTACGCAGTTAACTGTAGCCTACTTATGTAAGTATAGAGTATACTTTTCAGTTTGTCAAGTGGATAATTGTAAAAATTTCGTAAAGATTTGTTACACTAATGTTTAAGGGCCGAGTGTTACTTCTTGGTTTTCTCGGCAGTACCTATTGTTTATTAACTCTCACCCCTACTTAATAGTATAGACCATACTCCCCAGTTCTGTCAAGTAACAAAAGTGTAAATAAATCGAAAAGAATTGTTACAGTAATCTTTCACTCTCCCTAGTGAAACTGATTCGTTTTCTGATTAGAAACTGGGTAGTTTACCTTTAATTCACTTGTTCTAGTTAAACTAGACTCCTTAATATTCCCTTAATAAAACTGTTAGTTTTCGGTCCGTAAGCAAGGAGTGGGTCCTCTGCGTCGACTGACATAAAAAAGCTTTCTTTGCCTCCCCGGGGGGTCTCCCTTGCTTACTGACCAGAAATAACTATTTAGGCGTTCATTGGATGGATAGTAAGCGTATATGGAGGGTCAAGGCCCTAAAACGTTCACCATTGCGTCAGGAGCAACGATAGATTGGACAGCATAGGATACTATTCAGTGGATAGATATCGTTGAGTGTAGCTCGTTTGTTACAGGCTGGCGCACACAAGAAGGCCTAATGACATCATTTGACTACTGATTAGTGTAAGATGATTAGATATAACTATATAGATAATAATACAGATTGACTGTATCAAAACTTTAACGATTATTTTACACTTGAGAATATTTACATTGTATAGAAACTGTACGATAATAACAATAAGAAGACATCAAGGAGAACTGAAATGAACATTTACATAGCTTACGACTTAGATAGTAAAAGAATAGTTGCTGAAGGTACAATGGAAGAACTAGAAGCATATAGTAACGATTATGGAATATGCAGTCAAGATAACTACTGGAACGCTGTACAATACAATGATTGGGAGTAGCGAACATGATATACTTACTAATTTGGATAGGATTGAGTATGATAGCTGCAGTGGCTATTAATTACATAATAGATGCGCCTTGGTGCAATCATTAGAATTGGAGTAAATATTATGGAAATGCAATGTTACTGTGATGTTTGTTTGTGTGATAACTATGTGGACTATATGCATCATCATGATTGGTCACAACCAAGTGATTATACCTGTGAGTATTGTTTAGTTCACTGTTTAGGAGAAGAGGAAGAATGAGCAACTATGTTGGCTATCAAAGATTTACCGGAGAACAGAAATGAGAGACTTAAATGAAGCAGTGAGCGTAGAACACGATTGGGTAGAACATGTAACTACCTATACATTTGAAGATGGCAGCATATTAACTTGGAGTGATGGAAAATGGTTGACCGAAGACAAAACAAAAGAGCCTCAAATGAGTCAATGAAGTACTTTTTAGACAAGTTTAGAGATCAACTAATGCAGTATGATAATGAGAGGAGGCGTGAATTAAAATGTCAAAAAGAACCCTTTTTGATTAATCATTTTTCGGAGAATAAATGATATGGAAACTATGTCAATACTAATAACTCTAGTCGGAGTGATAATAATCCCATGGATGAGCAGTAACGAAGTACAACAGCTCAGAGATGAGGAGGAAAAGTATGAAGAAGAGCACAAAGAAGAGCTATGGTAATAACTTTTATGGAGAACAAATGATATGAAATATATTAGTAGAATAGGTGAAATAAAAACAAAAGAAGAATGGTTAGATTGGTTCGATAAAGCAATCCTAGAAACCGGATATGACCAAGTGTTTAAATCAAGACCTACAAATCCTTGGAACCGGATAATCAAATTATTGGAGTTACTACCATGTTAGATAAATTGGATGAGGAAGTAATGCTATTTGTGGCTTTACAGTATCTTAACAGGACGCTTAAATGTGTTCAAGAAGTGAACTTAAGTGAAAAAGGGCTGTTTATAACATACATTAACATACTGAAAGAACAGTTAGAAGAAGAGATCAACAAAAGAGGTGACATATGAAAGACATACTAAAGGTTTTCTTTATGGTAAATCTTATACTTATAGGACTGATAGCTTTAATTGGAGGTATACTATTACCCTTAATGCTAGCTAAATTATACAATGATTGTAGATGGATCCTATTAGAATGGCCAATAATTGTCAGTTTTATGGCCGGTATCATCATTTGGGATTTTCAGGAGTAAATAAAATGAAACATATATTAGAGCCTAAGGGCATACTATGGACATTCTCTATATCGCTAAATAAGAGTCTCTGTATAGAAGCTAACGGAAAAACTGCAATACTTATTTCACCAGATGGGAGAGTGACTATATGTAATACAGGTACAGACATCGGACTGAAATATAGGGGACAGATTATTGACGGGGAGTTGATATCATGAAGTACTATTCGAGGTCCGACCAAAGCGATAAATCTATAAGATATTATCGCAGCTGGCAAGTGGCATTAGCAGACTTTATTGTCCAATTTGGCCATTTATATGAGGACGCTTATAACTTAGCGGCAGAATTTGAGAGCAGATTAAAACAGAATGTTAAAGGAAGTTACTTTATGTATACTAAGGGAGATACAAATGAGTAGATGGGAACGCATAAACGATGAAAATGACGTAGAAATTACTCAAAGATTAAAAGTGTTCGGAGGCTGGGTAATATTGACTACAAGATATTTTAAACAAGGATTTTCTACTTGTTGTGAAAGGACACAATGTAGTATTACCCAATGTTTTGTTCCGGATCCAAATCATGAATGGGAGGTAAAAAATGAAAATAACTAATGAGTGGCAAACACCACAATGGCTTTTTGATGAGCTCAACAAAGAGTTTAATTTTGATATAGATTTATGTGCTACATCAGAGAACAGAAAATGTAAGAGGTTCTATCAAGACTACTTATGTAATATAGAAAATAATATTGGTTGGAATGAACCAGAGGGCATTTGTTTTATGAACCCTCCATATTCTCGTCCTAGTAAAAACAACCCAGGGATTAATGCTTTCATAGAGAAAGCCTGGGCTGATAGCAGATATTGTAAGATAGTTTGCTTAGTTAAATGTGACCCAAGTACTAAATGGTGGGCTACATTTTGGGAATACGATGTAAAAAAGTGGATAAATACAGGTTTAACCGAAGATCCCGGAGGTAATACGGTGTATTCTAAAAAGAAAATTTTATATAATGGCCCTAAACCAGGGTGTGAAGTGAGATTCTTTCCTAAACGGATTAAGTTCGAACATCCAGAATTAAATGGAAATAACGGCCCAACGTTCCCCTGTGCTTTAGTTATAATGGACAGAAGGGGACTAGAATGAAGTTATTACTTAAACTAAAAGATTACTGTTATTATGAGTATAAAGGCGAATTAGTGTTTATTAAGAACAAACAACCGTATCTTGAAAGAACACTGAAAAGTCGATTGAGTTACCTTAAAAGTAAAAAGGAGATACAATGATTATTAATTTAAAGAATGTACCGCTCAGGAATGCTTTAGAGCACGCTGAGAAGGAGATCTATAAGTATGCTATGGAAACCCATAAGTACAACCAATCGAAGGCCGCTAAGGCCCTTGGTGTGAGCCGTGGGACGCTTAGAAATAAACTGCAGCACTACTATCCTGATAAATATATTGATAAAGGATATTGTACGGCAGAGGAACTTAAAGAATTTAAGAGGGTAGAATAAGATGGACTTTATAGATAAACAAATGAAGATACTTATAGATATGTATTGGATAAATATTTATGTATCAGGAGGGCTCTGGTGGGAGATGATGAAAGCATAGGAGATTATCATGATTATTATATTATTTGCAGTAATACTTTACTTAATGTTCAGTATATTAATGGACACCCTCCTCTAAGGAGGGTCCTACTTAATGATGGCGACTCTTTTGTTGGTCTCTGAGGAGTTTTTGATGCCGCACTCTCATTTTCTTAAGTACTTTACGGTGCCTGTTATACCACTCCTTAAATGCTACACTATGTTGTTTCTTTCGTTGAGTGTTCATAATCCATACCCTCCACTTTTATACTAAATTGTACATTATATGCTACAGATAATAAATCAGCAATATCCAGTGCTTTATCTAATGTATCTGTATATTCGACAAAGTCTATTTCTGTACTTTCTATTTTATACATAATAATCCTCCTCTTATTTTTATTGTAGTAAACCAAAAAGAGAAAATCAAGAGATTTCTACTATATAGTAATAGGGGGGACCGCTTACAGCTCAGTATACACCATAAATTGAATTCTGTCAAGTGTTTTCGACTAAAAGGAGAAAATACTCCTTAATGTTTGACTTTTCAGTAGTTTTAAGTCATACTAAAAATTGTGTACCAAACGGATAATACAACATGAACGATACAGTAAACATAGAAACGTTAAAGGAGCTGTCAGAAGACTTTGGACTGCCCTATGTTGAAAACTATAACAGTATAACTATTATTGGTATACAGCAATTAATTGTGTTTAACAAAACGGAGAACGATCAATGTCAGCTAAGTTAGAAACATCACCAAGAGGTACGATTCAATTCATGGCGGTAGCAAAACCAGTAAGTAAATCTAAAAAGAGTACGGAGCAAGTATATACAGTTAAGATAGCATTTGATAACAAGATGGACAAAGACTGGTTAGCTTTTGTTAGTGGCATCAACGATGCTAAAGTGGTTACTGCCAAATCTTACAGAGGGAAAGACGAAAACATCAAAGCTGTTCTGGAGACTGGAAAGTCAATGGTGAGTGCGTCATCTAAGTTTCAGCCTCAAGTATATGATGCCCAGGGAAATGAGATGGAAGATGTTCCAGCATTCTTTGCCGGTTCAACAGGTACTGCTCAGATGATTGTACAACCATATGAAGGTGAAGAAGGCGGTACAATTAATCTAATTGGAGTAGTCATCCACACTCTAGATACTCCAGAGGGAGCAGGTACAGTAGATAGAGAGACTCGATTATCTCAATTAAGAGCTTATGTTAAAGAAAACATTAAATAAACCGTTACTCTTACGGTTAAAAGAGAGGAGGAAAGTCCCTCTAACAGTAGACTTGACAGTTCGGAGAGACGAACAACAATGACGCTAAAACAAAGGAACGCGACTACCTAGGTAAAAATTGAGCTTCGGACCAATTTCGGGAGATATGTCCGGCTGCGTTTAAGTAATAAAACTACCTTGACAGCCCGGAAAGACGGGCATTTTAACATCTTTTATGGGGAACTAATGAAAGCTATTGATTATGAAAGTTACTTAATAGGCAACGGCTCAATATTCCCTAAACCAGTGTGCTTGTCTGCATACGACGGTTCTCAGACGTTTCTGTTTAATAGAGCAGACACAGAAGCATACCTCAAAGAAAACATCAACAAACATCTTATAGTAGCCCACAATGCAGTATTTGAATGTGGAGTAACAGTTACCCACTATCCACAATTAGCCGAACAGGTATTTGAAGCTTTAGACAATGGTTTAATATACTGTACCAAAATCAATGAAGCATTATGGAACGTTCAAAGAGAAAAACCGTTAAATAAACTATCATTAGCTGATTTAGTTCAACACTATTTCAGTAAAGACATTAGTGACACTAAAACAGATCCAGAAGCTTGGAGACTTAGATATTCTGAGTTAGATGATATACCAATTAGTGAATGGCCAGAGACAGCTAGGCAGTACGCTATAGATGACTCTATATGGGCGTATAAGATAAAAAAATGTCAGAAATACATAGATCAAACATTAACCCTTAAGTCTGCTGTATATTTAAATCTTCAAGGTGCTACAGGATTTACTATAGACCCACAAAGAGTAAATAAATTAGAGGAAGAGATATGGGAATATCTCACTCCGAGATACGACTTTTTAGTCCAAGAAGGCTTCTGCGACTATATGCCCAAACAGAAAAAGCCTAGAAAACAAGTAAAGAAAATTAAAGAATACATAGAAAGTTTAAACTTAGAGCTAATGTATACAGACAAAGGATCCACTGCTACGTCAGCTGAAGCACTATCTTTCTATAATAATCAAATAGACGATAAAGTCTTAAAAGTATATTCTGAACTATCTAAATATGAAACCATATTGTCTACTTATGTTAATAACATTAAAGGCAACGATATAATATATTCTCAATATTCTACTACATTAAACACTGGACGTACATCTTCAAGTAAAAGCAAGTTGTTTTCGTCGTGTAACATCCAGAATGTCCCCAGGAAAGTAGATAATGTTACCTATGATGTTAGAAACTGTTTTGTAGCCAGACCAGGATTCAAAATATGTTCTATTGACTATAGTGGTCTGGAACTCTGTTCAGCAGCACATCAATTGTATACTACGTTAGGATACTCTCAGATGAGAGCAGCATTAAATGAAGGCGATAAGCCTACTGATATGCACTCAAAGTTAGCAGCCAAGATAAAAGGAATCAATTATGAAGAATTCATACTCAATAAACAAGCTTTTAAGGAAGACAGACAGAAAGCCAAGCCAATTAACTTGGGTTTCCCCGGTGGTATCGGATATGATACCATGCGCTATCTTATGTGGAAAGATGGAATCACTACCAGATATGAAATACTTGAACGAGCAGCAAGAAAAACTGATTTATACTATTATCTCACTATGCTTGCAGCTCCAGACATTAGAATCAAGAGAACGGGAAAGTACGAATACTCCTTAGTTCAAGATGAGTTAATATTATTAAAGAAGTACATGTTTGAACTTTATCCAGACTTAGAGCAGTTCCTTAAAGACACTCATAACCGATTTCTCACAGGTAAGCATAAACACGTCAAAAACGACTTTGGAGAGTGGGAAGACGAACCCATGTACTCCTATAGTACTCATGGATTTAAACGCGACTGGTGCACGTATACGGCACTCTGTAACGGTTTCTTGATGCAGACTCCGTCAGCTATCGGTGCTAAGAATGCTATGTGTAAACTGATAAGAGAATTCTATAATCATCCAGATGTTATCCCTCAAGCTTTCATTCATGATGAGGCAGTAGTTGAAGTAAGAGAAGATAAAACAGAGGAACATCTGAAAAGAATTTCTGAGATATTGATTGATGGTATGCATGAAAAGTTACCTTCAGTAAGAATGACAGTAGAAGCCGAAGTATGTGGACCGTATTGGAGGAAATCAGGTGGAGAATGGAGTAAAACTTATTGGAAAAACGAACCAAAAGGAGATCTATTAGAATGATACCTTATCATTTAGACGATGTATTCGAACTGGGAGGCTGGAACTTGAAAACGATAGAAACTAAAATACCTAAAAATGAAAAAAGAAGTAACTATATAAAATTACATAAGAGTAATTTTTACAGTATCATACAGATGTTATCGGAAGCACATGAGTGGGATTTAGACGATTTAGTAGATGAAATATTAAATGAGCTACTAACAAAAAAACCACTATAAGGGAAACTAAATGAAGCATATAGTTAAAAACGAAAAAGACTGGCACGCTTTAAGGTCACAATTTGTGACTGCCAGTGAAGCTGCAATATTGGTAGGAGCAGACCCATATTCCAGTCCAGCTAAAATAAAGAATCCCGGGACATTTGCTGGGAACCATTATACTAAAGTAGGCCAACTATTGGAACCTGTAGTTGTCACTGAAGTAAACAAGCTTTTAGGGACTAACTTTGAACTATATGAAAACTCAAAAGGATGGAAAGAATTCTATACTAATGGACATCTCGGAGCTACTCCAGACGCTCACGACAATAGAACTCACTTACTGGAGTGTAAAACTGTTAATTCTAAAACCTACTTAAAGTATTCAGCAGTACCCCCATCAAAATATTTAATTCAGTTAATGACCCAGGTTCATTGTTCAGAAGTTCCAGGAGATTACCACTTCTTAGCCCTTATGGATACTAAGTTAAAGACTGAAGAACAATATAATAAGTTTCTGGAAAGTCCAAATTTAGACCAAGCTTGGAGCACAACTATATATAAAGTCTGGAAAAATGAAGAGATATGTACTATACTAAAAGAACAAGCTGAGAAGTTTAAGACACAAAAGAGCTTCAGAGTGAGCTCTAAGATAAAACAGAAGGTTAAACTATTACTGAATCTATCTTATAGGAGACTAGTATGATAACTTATCAATGGATACGAGAAGACAATGTTCTAGTTCAATATGATAGAACTGAAAATGGACATATAATATCAAATCAAGTTGTCTGTATAGATGAAGAGAATGCTAAAAAATTAGAAGAAATTTTGGACGACTATGACAACCAATTATTAGAAGCAATGGAGGAATATTGATGAGTACTGATCGAAATACTGGAGCAGCTAAGGGGCAAGCAATTAACTTAGCAGCTGCAGACGCTAGAAAACACGACAAAGAATCAGACCCTAAATACATATATCAGAGGTATATTTATTGGTCAGCTCTCTGTGAAGCTATTCAAGGTTCCGACTTAGATATGATCCAAGAAGTAATAGACAGTAAAAACTTCGACGAAGCAATTAAGTTACTGAAGGAGTCTCTTAAATGAATAATAGATGTCGACAGCTTATATTCGAAATATTAGACGAAATTAAGTGGGATACCCTTAAAGTATTTGAGTTCGGTGCTAAGAAGCATCCAGATAGTGGAGACACTCCTAATTTTTTGACGCCTGATGGAAACAAATGTTCACTTAAAGATAGAGGCTCTAGTGCTTTAAGACATGTGGCTAGAACGTTTATGCACCCAGAGTATTTAGATGAAGAATCAGGTTTACCAGAATTGTTACACGCTATAGCATCATTATCAGTATTATATATTAGACACAAACGTGGAATTAAACATCCGGAGGATAAATAATATGGCAACTTTTGTTCCAAAAGACTGACTAATAACTTTTATGGAGTAAAATTATATGAAGATACAGAAGAAAGAATATGATGTAGAGACGATGAGCTTAGAAGCATACCTTAAACTAGCTCAAAAGGATTCCTCAGTATATGATACTGCAGCTCAGAGAATGTTGAAGGCCATAGGGACTCCGACAAAAGTAGACACATCCAAAGACCCACGATTAAGCCGTATCTTCGGTAATAGAACCATTAGAACCTATGAAGCATTCTCCGATTTTTACGGGCTTGAAGATGTAGTGTCCAGAATAGTTTCTTTCTTCCAACACGCTTCCCAGAACTTGGAAGAATCTAGACAGATTCTTTACTTATTAGGTCCAGTAGGTTCTGCTAAGTCTTCTCTAGCTGAGAGACTTAAAAGTCTAATGGAGAAAGAGCCGATTTATATATTAGCAGACGCTGAGGGCAATCCTAGTCCAATCCATGAAAGTCCATTAGGTATCTGTGGAGTAGAAATACTAAAACAGTTTGATATTGAAACCCCCACTGTAGTTCCCAGTCCCTGGGCAACTAAGAGACTTAAGGAATACAAAGGAGATTTAACTAAGTTTAAAGTCCTTAAACAATACCCTTCTCAGTTAGAACAGATAGCTATATCTAAAACGGAGCCAGGAGATGAAAATAATCAGGATATTAGCGCACTTGTTGGAAAGGTTGATATCAGAAAGTTGGAGCACCACGCTCAAAACGACCCCGATGCATACAGCTATTGTGGAGGCTTATGCCTCAGCAACCAGGGAATCCTTGAGTTCGTCGAGATGTTTAAAGCACCAATCAAAATGCTGCATCCATTGCTCACAGCAACTCAGGAACGGAATTATAAGGGTACTGAAGCAATCCCAGCAATCCCGTTCCAAGGAATCATACTAGCTCACAGTAATGAAAGCGAATGGGATACATTTAAGAACAACAAAAACAATGAAGCCTTTTTAGATAGGGTGTACGCTGTTGAGGTACCTTATTGTCTCCAAATAGATGATGAACAGAAAATCTATAAGAAGCTTCTGAATAACAGTACTCTGAAGAATGCACCAACAGCACCTTATACATTAGACTTATTAGCTCAATTCAGCGTACTAACCAGATTAGAAACACCAGAAAACTCTAGCGTAGTCACTAAGATGAGAGTGTATAATGGTGAGAATGTCAAAGAGAAAGACTCTAGAGCTAAAAGCTATCAAGAGTATAAAGATGCCACTACAGCTAACGAAGGGTTCTCTGGAATATCTACTCGTTTAGGGTATAAAGTATTAGCTGAAGTGTATAATTTTGATCATGAAGAGATAGCAGCTGATCCAGTACATCTATTATATGTGTTAGAGAAAACCATTAATAAGAGCAGACTACCAAGAGATGTAGAAGAACGATATATGGAATACGTTAAAGAATACTTAGAGCCATACTATGCTGCTAAAGTAGGTAAAGACATCCAAACTGCTTACTTAGACAGCTACGATGAGTTCGGACAGGCTCTATTTGATCGATACATAATGTTTGCTGATCATTGGGTACAAGACAATGACTATCGAGATGTAGATACCGGTCAGATGTTCGATAGAGCAGCGTTAAATAAAGAGTTAGAAAAGATAGAGAAGCCAGCTGAGATAGCCAACCCTAAAGATTTCAGACATGAGGTAGTTAATTTCGCTTTACGGTATCAAGCTAAGAATGATGGTAAGAATCCTAAATGGACAGCATACGAGAAACTTAAACGTGTTATTGAAGCGACCATGTTTAGTAAGACTCAAGATTTATTGCCTGTGATATCATTTACTGGACAAGGAAACAAGGACGAGAAAAAGAAACATGACTCTTTTGTTAAACGTATGATGGAACTTGGATATACTGAACGTCAAACTAGACGGATCGTGGACTGGCACATGCGTGTAGTTAATTCTTAGTAAAGCTCGCTGCAGTAATCGGTGAACGAAGTTCACTGAAGGCACCTTCGATTACAGGAGAAAATCATGAAAGAATCATTATTTATTAAAATAGCTATACAAATCGTTAAAAAGAACTTAGAAAATCTTCAAACTGATTCGGTAAAATTAAAACCTGAACATGAATGTCTTAAACCAATTATCATAAATACTATACAAGAATTCTTAAAAGGACCTCATATGGCTTCCTATGACAAAATGAACAACAAACTGATATCTATAGGATTTAGATAAGGAGATAGATATGTGTCCAATATTTGAATATCAGTGTGATAAATGTAAAGAAGTCAAAGAAGCAATACATAAAATATCTGAACATCCACAGCTTAACTGCTGTGGACAACAGATGGAAAAAGTAATAAGTACTTGTGGGTTCCAATTAAAAGGAACTGGATGGTCCAAAGGAGAAAATTATGTCGACCATAGTAGACAGACGAACGACGAACAAGAATAAATCTGTCGGTAATAGACAGAAGTTTATTAAGAGATATAAGTCTCGTATTAAGCGATCTGTAGACGAAATAGCTTCTAAGAAAGGTATCACTGATGTACTTAAAGATAGAAAGATCACTATCGATCAGGATGAAATAGATGAGCCTAACTTTGAGTTTGATATGTCCACAGGAGAGCGAGACATAGTGTTCACTGGAAATAAGAATCTCCAGAAAGGAGATAAAGTATACAGACCACCACAATCAGAAGACGAACCAGGAACCCAAGGAGAAGATGGATTAGACGAGTTTAGTTTCACTTTGACTAAAGAAGAGTTCTTAGAATTATACTTCAGTGATATGGAGTTACCTTCTTTTATTAAAAAAAGCCTAAAAGGAGAAACTAAGCAGAAGCTTGTTAGAACAGGATACTCTAAAGAAGGTATACCGCCTAGATTGGACTTAGTTAAGACCTTAAAACAGGCCATGGCCAGACGTATAGCTACTCGAACTACATGTGATGTCTGTGAGGGATTTGGATGCTGTGAGCAATCAGATTTAGTAGATTGTGTTCAATGTAATGGATCTGGATATATGCCAAAACGATATCTAGATGATATAGATTTAAGATATAAACATTTTACTAAACAACCTTATCCTATTAGACAAGCCACTATGATTCTAATTATGGATACTTCTGGTTCTATGGGTAAGTTCGAGAAAGATTTAGCTAAAAAGTTCTTTTTACTGCTATACTTATTTTTACACAAGGTATATAAAAAAGTAGAGGTAATATTTATTGCTCATACTACAGAAGCAGAAGAGGTTACCGAAGAAGAGTTTTTTTATGGTCGTAAAAATGGAGGAACATTAGTATCATCAGCGTTACAGAAAGCTAAAGATATAATAGAGGATAGAATAGACTTATCTACTACTAATGTGTATATCTCCCAAGCTTCAGACGGAGACAACTGGGACGGAGACGAACCAGATGTTATCTCTTTAATGGAAGACCTGTTAACTAAAGTCCAGTATTTTGCTTATGTTCAAACTGAAACTATAGACAGACAGATAATGAAATCTAATCATGGAGTAAGAGACTTAATCCATATTTACGGTAGCCTAAAATATAAAAATCTAAGTGTTAAACAAGTGAACAATGATGCTGATGTATATCCAGTACTTAGAAGCTTGTTCGAAAAGGGGTGAGCAGTAGCTCACGTCAATAATCGGTGAACGAAGTTCACTGAAGTCACCTTCGGTGACACCTTTGATTATAGGGGTGATATTGTGGAAAACTATGTAGCAGTGGGAAACGATGAGTTAGGAACTGAAGTTAAGAAAGGAGATTGGGTAGTTAAAGGGAACCTTAGAGGACAGGTTGAATATGCAACAGACGAGAACGGCCCTTCATTAGGCATAATAGGATATACCACTGTAGCAGACGGTACTTCATATATAGTAGCTATTGAAGGCAGACTAGCATTTGGTTGGAAGAAAGAGGAGAACTAAAATGTACGAACCCGACTACGTTTGCTGGGCAGATAATATAACTAAGTTATCTATAGAGAGATTAAGAGAGGAAATCAAACAAGCTTTAGAACAAGCTTACAATCAAGGATATCAATTAGGATTGAACAAAGGATGGCAACATGAACTTGAGCATGATGTCGAGTGGCAACGAAGGGCTATTGAGCAAGACAACGAAACTGTACCCAGTATAGATGAAATATACAATACCTTTCAGAGGAAGAAAATTATATGAAACATTCAGAAAGAGAAGACTTTGTGGACGGTATATTTATATCGTTTGTAGTAATGCTATTAGTAAGTACTTTTGTGTTAATGCCGCTGGCAATATTACTTTTAAGGTAGGCAGATGAAACGTGCTATTTTTTTACATAAAATCGCTGTATTCATTTTTACCGGAGGCAATAAATGAAACTGATATGGGTAAGTGACATACATTTGAATTTCTTAAAGGAGTTACATCAAAGACAAAACTTCTATAAGAAACTTAAAGGAGATGCAGTAGTTATATCAGGAGATATAGCAGAAAGCGATTGTGTTGTACGACTTGTTGAAGAAATGGAGAACCATATTCAATTACCTATTTATTTCGTTTTAGGGAACCACGATTTCTATGGCTCAAATATCGCTTCTGTTAAACGATCTGTTAAACCCTTATGTTACCTACCAAAAAGTAATTATGTCGCTCTGAGTGCTTCTACAGCGCTCCTAGGAGTGGACGGCTGGGGTGATTGTAGAAACGGTGACTACTGGCGTAGCAGATTGACTATGAGTGACTGGATATACATTGAGGATCTCAGAAAGGGTTATGATCAAGGAATGGATTTTCTTAAAGATGCCCTTCAATCACTGGCAGATAAAGATGCTCAGGCACTAAAACGTAGAGTCCACAGAGCTATTGCAGCTGGATATCAGAAAATCATCATAGTCACTCATGTCCCTCCGTTTGAAGAAGCGGCACTGCATGCCGGAAGGAAATCTACTCCAGACGGATTACCTTTTTTTAGTTCTCAGATACTGGGAACTACAATACTTCCAATAGCTTTGAAGAATCCTGAAGTTGACTTTTTGTGGCTTTCCGGTCATACTCATTCTAGAGCGGTATATAAACCATGTGAAAACATGACAGTTAAAGTAGCAGATGCCCAATACTATCATCCACAAATAGAGGAGATAATAGAATGCTAAACCATAAATATGCTGTAAGATATAAAGAAACCGGAGATATATACAAAACATTTGAATATTGGGGAGAGGCACTGTATTGTATTACAGATTCTTTTGGTCCAGAAGGACACTTAGTCGAAGCTATAGAGCTAGATAGTGAGGAAGAGATTAAATATCGTCCATTTTCCCGAGGTAGACTTAATGAAGAATAAACCGTGTGAAAACATGACAGTTAAAGTAGCAGAAGCCCAATATTACCACCCTCAAGTGGAGGATATAATAGAATGTATTGGATCCAGTTATTTTTGGAAAAAATGAACCGGAGGTTATTACAGTATGAAAACTACTTTTTTTATATTGTGGCTTATAGTAGGGACTGATAGATTCCCCTATCAGAATTATGAAACAGAAAAAGAGTGTATCAAAGTAGGTACGCAGAGTGGACATCAATTTAGGTGTACAAAATGGTAAAATATTCAGATAGTTTTCTTGTGGAAGTATACTATAAATCTGCAAGAGGAGATACTTTACAGTCTATACTATCAGATTTAGGTATATCTTTACATACTTATTTTTCTTGGTGTAAACAACATCCTGAATTACGGGAAGCCAGAGAGTCGGGAATCAACGAGTTTATGGAGCCGTTTAATGAAGAAGACTAAAGCGTTGTTCTCAGGTACTGAGTGGGATATCCCACTGATAGATAAAATGTGGAAAGCTATAGACAAAATAGCTAAAACTAAATTCAAGTTAGATTATTATACTCCTCAGATAGAAATCATTACATCAGAACAGATGCTTGATTGTTACTCGAGTGTTGCTATGCCAGTGATGTACAACCATTGGAGTTTCGGTAAGACGTTCATCCAGAATGAGCGACAGTACCATAAAGGCATGCAGGGGTTAGCATACGAGGTGGTGATCAATACAAACCCTTGTATAGCATATTTGATGGAAAACAATACTGCAACCCTTCAGGCTCTCGTACTGGCGCATGCCAGTGTGGGACATAGTAGTTTCTTTAAGTGCAACTACTTGTTTAAGAAGTGGACCGAAGCAGATACTATAGTCGATTATCTTAAGTTCGCTAAGAACTACATTAAGTCCTGTGAAGAGAAACACGGAGAGAAACGAGTAGAGCAACTCTTAGACAGCTGTCATAGTCTACAAGCCCACAGCATAGATAAGTATAAAAAACCAGCTTCCTTATCTAAAGAGTTAAAAAGACAGAAAGAAAAAGATTGGGAAAAATATTTTGAGTCATCATTTAACGATCTATGGAGAACTGTTCCCAAACAGCAAACAGAAGAAGCCATAAAAGAAAAACAGAAAGATTTACCAGAAGAGAACATATTATATTTTTTAGAGAAGAACAGTCCTATCTTAGAAGAGTGGGAACGAGAGATTCTCCGTATAGTGCGTAAAGTCTCCCAATACTTTTACCCTCAACGTCAAACTCAATTGATGAACGAAGGATGGGCTACATTTTGTCACCATATGATAATGACGGAATTACATTCCGAAGGATTAATTACTGATGGTTCATATTTAGAGTTCTTACAGAACCACACTAACGTAGTAGCTCAAAGAGATTGGGACAGTAAGTACTACTCTGGACTAAATGTATACGCTCTTGGGTTCGCCATGTTTTCTGACATTAAACGTATGTGTATAAGCCCAGATGAGGAGGACAAGAAATGGTTCCCAGAAATCTGTAATACCGACTGGTTGACTACAGTTAAATACATTATGGAAAATTACAGAGATGAAAGTTTCGTACTACAGTTCTTATCCCCTAAAGTAGCCAGACAGTTTAAACTATTTTCACTTAAAGTAGACGAGAATAGGGATTATCTTCAAGTAAGCTCCACTCATGACGATGAGTCACTCTTAGATATTAGAAGAATGCTATCTACTCAATATGATTTAAGTAGGGCGGTTCCTCAGATAGAAATAGTTAATGTAGACTGGAAAGATGATAGGACTTTATATTTAGACCATAGAACTAAAAACAGACAGAAGCTATACTATCAGACCGCTAAGAAAACCTTAGAGCATATAAGGAGGCTGTGGGGATTTGGAGTAGAGATAGCATATAAAGATCTTGATGGCAACATTTTAGATTAACAGGAGAATATGGCAACCTGAAAGCTTACTTTTTCGGAGAAAAATTACATGAAGAATATAACTATGATAATAATAGCAGTAATTATGAGTCTGACTCTACTGTCAGATAGAATCCACTTTAATGTAACAGCAATAGACAATCAGTATTCTAACTTCAAAGTACAATATGAAGATGGAGAACCGGCTATATACCTAACTGGAACAATATCTGAACCAGATAATTATCGTGATCTGATCATGTACATAAACTCCTTAGATGTCCCCAAAGCTAAATTATATCTAGCTGGTCACGGAGGTAGGGTAGAGTCTACTTTACAGTTAATCAACACTATACGCCACAGTAAAACAGACTTTACTGCAGTGGTTTATGGGGATGTGTACAGTGCTCATGCTATGTTGGCCGTATCGATGCCTCATCTAATAGTTAAAGACGACAATATAGTATTCTTGTTTCACTTACCTGCATATGAAGTAAACAAAACACATCTACTAGGAAGTCAGGTATGTGAAGGTGTTACTGGAACAGATAGAGGAGTATCTGCTAAAGATAAGTGTATAAGCTTCATGAAAGCTACTGGTAATGAATTTATTAAGACAGTTGTGCCTCATATTAATTCATTTTTAACTCCTAATCAGTTTAATGATTTTATGTCTGGAGACGACATAGTCCTGTCGTATAAAGAAATGTTGAACAACAAAAAGGTGAACTAATATGAGTGTTGGAATGAGAGTATATAATGATTTTTTAGGTTTAGGTACTGTTCAATATATAAATGATAACTGGATAGGAGTTCTCTGGGATAATACCGGAGAAGTTGTTTCTACTGGTGAACATAACTTGGAGTTGGTGAACTAAATGAAAAAGTACTTAGTTACAGAACCAGATGATGATTTTAATCCAGTAACAAAGGAGTATACCGAACAGGATATTCTAAATGAATATGGAATGTACTGGTTTAACTTAATGATAGAAAGAGAGAAACCAATAGAGAAGATTACTGCTCGAAACTGTATAGATGATTGGGTAGCTACCAACTGGGCTGAGGAAGTGACCGATGAAAACTAGTAGCTGCAAGAACAAAGGTCGTTTAGGCCAGCAAGAGGTAGTTAAAATCCTACTCCAGAGCTTCCCAGAGCTCGTAGGAGACGATATCAGGAGCACACCAATGGGTAGCCAAGGGGAAGACATTTTGTTGTCTCCAGCAGCCCGTAAACGCATTCCGTGGAACATTGAAGTAAAGAGGGGTAAAGCTTTTAATCTAGTGAACGCAGTTAAACAAGCAGAAGCTAGAAACAAAAAAGAAGGTATTGTACCGGTTGCTGTAGGAAGATACGATAGAGACAAAAAGTGGTACGCTACAGTGGAACTTAATTACTTACTGGAGTTAATAAAATGAATGATGAAGTAGAGATGTTTATGGATCAAGGTGGAGGTATGAGCTTTATTGAATCTTTAACTAGAGCCAGATTGAATCTAAAAGATTCTACTCTTATGGCTAAATTGGAAGAAGTTATTGCAGCAGAGATTGAGTTAGCACTTATGGGAGCAGCTAAGGCTAAGAGCGAGATACTTAAAAACAGTAAAGATACAGTGAGACCGATAAAGTAATGGAGAACAAATGATATGAAGAACGTTTATGTAAGTTTGATATCAGGAGGAGACTATAGTTTTGCAGAAGTTAAAACAACCTATAGGAAAGACATGACGTATGAACTTGAGTTGAAAGATGTTATTTGGACATTTATGTGGCACAACATAGCATGCATAAGAGAGGAAATGATCAATGAGACATTTTAACGGAGGTTACAAATGTTAGAATTTAAGAATACACATACAGACTGGAAAGACGACAGAGTCTGTGAAACCGTTCAGTTAATTGTATACGATGATGAAACATTATCTGAAGTAATGCAGAGTTTTCGAAAATTTTTACTTGCAGTAGGGTATCATCCAGAATCAATTAATGAATACATAGAAGCGGAGTAGTATACATGAAATTAGAAGACTACAGTGTAAGTTGTATGGTATGGGAAAATGACGGTAATTGCCCAAATGATATCATGATGAACGATAGTTTACCTTATAAAGTATGGAACAAGCAGGAGGCATCTAATTCGTTGAATAAAGAGTTTACTGAACAATTTAAACATAGAAGTCATCATACTTATTTTATGTGTATCTGGAATAAAGAAGATAAATTAGTACGAACTTTATGTACTTCTATGGACGATGAAAGAAACTTAGAATCTCTTTTTTATTTCCTCAGATTAATAGAAGCTGAATAAAGAAAAACTACTATGGTTTGTTTAGAAATACATAGAATCGGAGTAACTAATGTATATATTAGATTATGATATTCACGGAATACCTATTACGAAAGATTCAATAGTACGAGGTATTAATAACCGTAAGTATGGTCCTCCTGGCCACATGACAGGTAATTCTTTAGTTAGAGATTGGCATAATCTACAGAGACTTATGCATATTGCCTATGAAGAAAGGACTATTGAGGTAGTTGGAGACTTAAATAAAAATCCAGAACTATTAAAGATGGAAAACTGGTATAAGGAATTATGATGAGACAACATTTATGGAGTGAAGAGGATTTTGATTGGAAAGCACTAGATGAAGCTTGTTGGTATCTAGAACGTCGATGTAGGCAGTTTGCTCGAATGGGAATCTGGACTAAAGAAAAATACGGGACAATGAGAGTCTCTACCACTTGTGCTTATTTTATAGAATACGATTTTATACATAATATCTTCTACCCTGGATATTGTTCTTATCAGTTTCCTAGATGGTTTAGAGTACATGTAGACTGGCCTATAGGGAAGTTCTTAGGTAAAATCGGTATAGTAAGGTTACTTCAAAGGTATCAAACTGCCGTATTAAAATACTTCTGGAAACGAGCAGCTAAGAAATGGCCACATATAGCTGAAGAGATATTAGACAAATATGGAGTATATTTTGATGAAATTTAGAGTTTTTGAAACAAATTATGATCCCCCTAGATTAGTTTACAGTGATGAATATAAGTCACTGACAGAATATGTTGCATACCACGGTCTAGACAATTCCCATCAACAATACACAGGGCTGAAAGATAAAAACGGAAAAGAAATATATGAAGGAGATATAATTACTTGTTGTTTAGAATGGGACGCTATGTATCCAGAGTTAGAGACGATAATAGGCTATGTAAAGTATGTAAATGCAGCCTTCTGCTTAGATCAAGGAGATGTGTTTAAAATAGCTTTAATGGAACTAACTGAGTTTGAGATAATAGGAAACATCCATCAGAACCCGGAACTATTGGAGAAATAATATGTGGACAGTAACTGAAAAAAATGGTATGTGCATTGTATCTAATGGTGTATACATTTTTAACCTAATTTCAAGGCGTCAGGCACAGGAATTAGTTAAGTTATTAAAAGAGTTAACCGAAGATTCAGAAGCCTTAGCAGAAGAACTTATGTATATCTAGGAGATTCGACATGTGGACAGTAACTGAAGAACAAGGCCTTTGGGTAGTATCCGATAAGATACATACTTTCTGTCTAAAGGTAGAGAGCCAAGCTAAAGAATTAACTAGGCTGTTAAATAATCTGGAAGATGAAATAGATTTTCTAGCAGAACACTATGTACAAGGAATAGAACACAATGACTAATCGCCATTTGTTTTTACCTGACATCCAGGCTAAGGAAGGTGTTCCAACAGAACATCTTGAGTGGATTGGACAGTATATACTACATAAGAAACCAGAGGTTATTGTATGTATAGGTGACTTTGCTGACATGCCCAGTCTATCTTCTTATGATAAAGGTAAGAAGTGCTTTGAAGGTAGACGGTATAAGAAAGATATAGCTGCTGCTAAGAACGCTATGGATATCCTGTTGAAACCTATGAGAGAATATAATGCTAGACAGAAGTCTCATAAGCATGGTTCTTATAGACCTAGGATGGTATTAACTCTAGGTAATCATGAGCATAGAATATCCAGAGCAGTAGAGGCACAGGCAGAACTGGAAGGTGTTATCGGCTACCATGACTTACCTTATGAGGACTGGGAAGTGCATGATTTCTTGAAACCGGTGGTCATTGATGGAGTAATGTATGTGCATTACCTATCTCATCCAATGACTGGAAACCCTTATGGAGGCACCGTACAGAATCAATTAAGTAAGGTACAACATAGCTTCTGTGTAGGTCATAAACAGACATTAGAAGCTGCTCCTTACTTTACTCCTCTAGGTAAACAAACTTGGGGAATCATAGCTGGGGCTTGTTATCTCCATGATGAGGATTATAAGGGATATCAAGGTAATGCTCACTGGAGAGGTATTATTATGTTAAACGATGTGGAAGACGGGGTGTTCAGCCCTTGGTTTATCCCTTTGGAGTATCTAAGAAGGAGATACGGAAAAGGGGGAAATCAGTGACCAAAGGTCACGGGTTTATCCCGTTAGATTATTTAAGGAGACGATATGGAAACGAATGAAGAGTTTAAAAAAATTATTCAGGCTTCATATGATAAACTAAGAAAATATAAAGCGATCACTAAAATGGTAACAAATTATGAAATGAAAATATTAAAAGGTACTGATTGGAAGAAAGATTTTCTTAGGAGATTAAAATAATGATTAGATATACACAAGAGCAGGCAGAAAAGTTTTTTAAAAAAATAAACAACCACTTTTATTCTCAGTTTAACTGGGTTACTATAGTCGGTGATTTAAAAGGTTACGTAGAATTAGATACCGGAATGAGAGCATCCATTAAAACTCATTTTTACCGTTTACGAACTTTAGAGAACTTTGAAGAAAACATAGAAAACTGTATACAAAAAGAAATAGAGGCGTTAAGGAATTTTGACACTTTATATATTAGAAGACCATGGGAGATATGCACAGTTAATCCTTCATTAACAGATGCTAGTACTTTTGATTATATCTGGCCTCCTACTGAAGGATGGTTTGCATTAAATGCGAGATACAGATGTTATAACTCTAAGGAGGGAATCTTTGATGACTATAGGTCTAGTCTCAAAGGAGAAAACCATATACAGAATTTTCTTAGGAGAGTTAAATGACTAAAGAAGAACTTGATATATGTCTGAAAAATATATCTATATATTTCAATACATTAAAATATAAGAAACTACATGACACTAAAAATCTCTTAAGCAAAGAAATGCAGCAGTTACTACGAAGGAGTAAATGATATGTGGGCTAAAGTAATAGAGTTTTTAACTAATGTCTTAGTGGCTACTGATTCTAAACAGCAAACTGTTCCGGTAACCGTACCTCATCCGGTCACTGGGTTTATTGATTATGGACATGAAGCAGGTAAGTTAGCATGTAAGTATGAGACTGGAGGTAAAGGTCCTGGATATATCTCTAACGGTGCTTCTTGGGGAGACCCAGGAGGAGACAGCTACGGCAGCTACCAGTTAGAAACTAAACAAGGCACTATGCAGGCTTATCTTAACACAGTGAATGACAGGTTTACTACTGCACTGAAACGATATGAAATAAATAGCGCTGACTTTAGATCTGCTTGGGAAAGCTTGGCTGCTGCTGATCCAAATGGATTTGAACAATCACAGTTTTACTATCTAGCTAACAAACCTAATGGTCACTATGATGCAGTTCATTATGCCCAGGGTCTTGGATGGAATGTAAACAACTTAGCGATGCAGTCTGCTATCTTCAGTACTTCTAATCAATCGGGAGGATGGAAAAAGATATTTACTACTGCAGGTATTAAACCCATAGATTCTATAGAGACTCAAATAACTAAACTGTATACTGCCAGAGCAGAGTACTTTAAGGTATTAAATCTTAGTTCAACAATTAAGAACAATATTATTAAGAGTAGATGTGGGTTTGTATTGGAGAACGGGGCTTTGTTTCCACTAAACAGTGAAAACGAAAGAGTGGACTGTTTAAAACTAATTAGTGAACAGTTATTCTAAAATCGACCTCCATAAATGCTCTGTATTGAACGATCTCACTTGAGGTAATACCTTAGTGACCCTAAAAGTAGAACGGCCCGTTAAGGGCCGTTTTTATTCGTTCTAGATACTATTGAGCTGGAGGAGGGGGTGGATTGACCACTGCTTGCTCCACTGCCATGAACTTAGCTTTGATTTTCGGTATAATAAAGTAACCTAATAGTAAACCGGCTACCATACCTAACATAAATAACATTATACTTTCTCCTGATTAATAACTATTTTATTATCTTTAAACTCCCAAGCGTCTCTAAACTCCCTTGAAGGTAGTTCTATGTCATCTGAGACTTCAAAGTGCTCTACATACCCTTCATGTTGTTCTTTAAACTTTCTTACTGCTTCTTCCTTATCGGAACCTTCTACTAAGGTCATAATAGATATATGACCGTCTTGTCGTTTTAATATAATCATCTAATTTCTCCTTCAGGAAAATTATAGGCTGCAAATCTTCGATTTTGCATCACTTGACATTTCTCCATATTTGTGCTATACTCTCACTATATGTGAGCCTCCCATATACTATATAGTATACTGGAGAGTAACTGATTTTATCATTGGTCTCCGAAAGCTACCACTGAGATATTTATGTTATCTGTATCTGTCCCAGTTGCTGTAGCAAACGTCCTAACTACTAAAGACCCAGCTGCCTGGCCAGTTTTGACTGAGGCTGCTTGACCGGAACCCCCAGCTGTCATGGCCTGAGCCACTGCACAGTAATTCGCTGAGCTAAAGTCTGTTGCTATAGTCACTGTGACGTTACCAGCAGAAGTATCTGTGATGGAGGTTACGTTATAGCTAGCATCTAAGGACGGTGTACCGCCTGATACTGTAATGTATGCCCACATCTTACATACCCCAGGGTGATTCTGTACTTTACCTGGAGTAACCGCTACAGTAGTCGATGTAGCTGTTTCCATGTCAGCCTGAGAGGCTCCTTGGAATATAGTCACATCTGCATCTGGAAATGTATAAGTTCTATCTCCAGTCAACGTCCCTGTAAATGTAGCTTTACCTCCAGAGTGAGAGAATGTCATATCTGCATTCGGAAGAGTTATTGTCCTGTTAGCTGTATCTGCTGCTGAGGTAAATATTGTAGTGGTCGTTCCAGTATACTTAAATTGATACGCTGAAGCTAAAGCTGCTCCGGCCACCCTTAGTTGTACATCAGCATAAGTGTCTTCTGAGCCGGCAGTTACGTCAGATGCTACAAAGGCCAATCTGCCAAAGTTTGAAGGGGACTCATCTGCTGATTCGCCATTAAACAGTATTCCTGCCCCTATACCATTAGTCGGTGTTCCTGTGGTAGTATGCTGTAAAGTAATTAGGTTTGTTACGTTAGCATTAGTGGCATCATCAGAGATAAACGATGTGGACTGAGCAGCAGCACTGTTGGTTACGTACCAACCAGTTCCATTACAGGTCAATATAGCCACGTCATTCTGAGTAGATAAAGAGGCAGTTGTAGACCCGTCTATCGTTTCAGAAGCATTACCATCCAGTGTCACTGCATTAGTGCTACTGTCTGTCTTCTTAATCGCTACTTGAAAGCCGTCACCAGCAGTTGCTGCTGCCAGTAAACTGATAGTTATCGCTCCTGACGTCGCATCCACAAGTATAAGCTTGTCCCTGTCCGTCTCAGCCACTGTATAGTTAGCTGACTTGGATACCGTAGTCCATAGCTGTTCAGTTGACAGGGCATTGTCTATTGTCCATACAGAGGACGAGGGAGGGTCTCCAGCCGTTGAGGCTGCTAAGACGAATTTCATAGATTGGTCTATATAAACATCTTGGTCCAACCGACCGTCAGCATTTAAGGTCATCGGGTTAGAGTTAGCAGTATTCTTAGTACTATCAGTATAGGTGTTAGCTTTAGTGGTTGAACCTGCTTGATACTGAAATAGTTTATAACTGGCAGCTATAGAGCTACCGTTAAACATTGTTTGGCCCTTATTGAAGAACCGTATTGCTTTGCTCACTGATTAGTATCCTTTTTGTTGAGGGTCCCATCAGAATCTGTATAGAATCCCATTCTGGTCATTAATCCTGCAGTCTTATTAGCTAAATAATTATACATAGAATTAGATAACTGTTGTCTAGTAGAGCCTTCTGCAGCGTTTCGACCAATCATACCTAGAGCCGACTTTAATGGAGAATTATTAGCTATCCAAGCCAGTCCACCGTATCCAACAGCCCCAGCTGCTGCCATAGGGGCCGTTATAGTTCCATGATAGTAACCTGTTCCGACTAATCCTGCACCTAATAGTTTGACTACGTTAGGAAGCTGAGCATTATTCGAACTGTGTATACCAGTTAATATTTCATTCAACCCCTTTAAGGCATCCATAGTAGGGGTGTCCGCTATTTGAGGTAGCGCTTCTGAGTTAGCTATACCTTTTACCACTGAGTTGATATTTACTCCATTGGGAGTGTCGTATCCAGCATTTTCTATTACTTTCATTAATTTACTGGCTACTAAAGCCTTCTGACCGATGTCGGTAGTTAATCCTAGTGCTTTCGATTTGTCTAACGCTTCTGCTTCACTCATCATACTTTTAGATAGGTTTCTAGCATCTACTTCACCGTATAAAGCAGCTTGAATCTTAGGACTTATTGCCATTGTGTCATAATAGTTACTAGATAGTTGATTGGCCGTGTTGTAATTCTTTAAGTCGTCACCAGATAAGTTAGTTTGAAGAGCGTCTTTTAATTGGCTTCTATACTTATATAATTCTTGACCGAAGTCACTAGCTCCTGGCATCCCTATTGCAGCATTGGCAGTATTTCCTATATTGGACATTATGTTTTTAATGTCTCCTAAAGTAGGGTTATAATTTTGTCTTAATTGGTCGATTCGATCTCTAATAAGTTTACCGTTTGGAATACTAGTTACGCCTTCCAATAGATCATATACGTTATTTAATACACCATGAATACTAGCCATGCTATCGGAAGTAGGTGCAGCATCTTTGGGTACCTTAGCCCAAGCGTTATCCACTTCATCTTTAAGTCCCTGTAAAGTTTTTTGGAACTGTTGTCCAGCGATTGCTTTATAGTCCCCAGAAGAGTTAGCCACTAAATTGCCGGAGAGTTTATTTATATAGTTAGCTAAGTCAGGGCCTACATCTTGTACAGAACCGACTATTTTACTCAAACCTGTTGCGTTCCCTACTCCGTCAAACATTGAGTTACTGAGAGCATTTCCTGTAAAGTTTCTGTTAACTACTCCAGGAATAACCTGTTTAGCTGCTTCTAATGCTTCTGCATTATTTGCCCAATTGGAAACAGACCCTCCTAATCGAGCAGCTATTGCAGGTATTATATATGAACTAGGTTGACCCATCATTTGAGTGGCTTTATTCATATCAAACGTTTGATTAGGGTTATCTGGATTAGGTTCTGCTCCCATTAGTCCTGCTCCGGCTGTAGCACCTGCAACTGCATTTGTTCCATACTTAGCTGCTGTTTGTAAACCTTTAGGTGCTAATAGTCCTGCTACTTCTCCTGCTTTAGTTACGGCATTGAAAGCTGGACCGGCAACTGGAGCAGTTATGGCCAGTTCTGTTGGTACAGATCCTATTCCATGAAGAACTCCAGCACCTGCATAGTTTTTAACATCTGCTTCATTTTTAGCTTTAATAGTGTCATACAATTGAGTAAGAGGAAGTTTACTATCAGGTTGTTGACCGAAAGGACTAACTATAGGATTATTCTTAGGTACTATATTACTGGCTGCATTCATCAATGCTGCAGAGTATCTAGATGCTGCTTCTGCGGCCCCTGAACCAATCATATCCACATCTTTCATGAAGTCTGGAACTTGTTTTTGGACAACAGTAGAAGGTTTAAATTGGGACTCACTCACTGTATTAGGAGAAGAATACAGTTGAGACGTGCTCCCTCCATATTGAGGTTGGCTCTGTTGCTGTTGATATGCTGCTGCGTCTGCTGCTATTTTTTGTTGCTGAAAGGCTGCTGCATCTTCTTCTATTGAAGCCACTATTACTGTCCTCCAATGAACATATGAATGAACTTATCTACTGTAGGGTCACCAGTATATTTAGGATATTGCTGTTGAGCCATATAGTTCATAGCGTCCACTTGCTGTTGATCCTGAGTAGGAGGTGGAGGAGTATAATATTGTTGTATTCTAGGGTCTACTCCAGGATACTGTTGAGGAGCTGGCTGTTGGAATAAACTCATGTGATTTCTCCTGTTAATCGAAGATTACTGCAACAACCTTTGGTTGCAGCTTGAGAAAGCACTAAACAATCAAAAGTTGTTATCATTTTAATCTCCTGTTTTTCATGTATGTATCAATATCAGCGTCTGAATGACCTTGGGACTTTAAGAAAGATCTAAGGTCGTTAGCTGGTTGTTGGGAAGGAGTTACGTCTAATCCTTTTGTTAACAGACTCTTGAATCCTTCGTCCTGGTTTCCTATGTCTCTGATTAACTGGTCTAAACCTGCCTTGTACTCTATAGGAGACATTGAGGGGTTAGCAAACAGAGCTTCTAATTGTTTTACCCGTTCTGCCGAAGGTCTTGAACCAGCAATAGATTGAATGTATTGTTGGAATATCTGACCGGCTGAATGTAGGAAATTAGTTCTATCACCTAAGAATTTTTCTCTAGCTTGTTGAACAGTCTGATTTGGATTATTAGGGTCAGGAGACACAGCTGAAGTTGCATCTGCTATAGTGTTAGCTAAAGGTCCAAGACCAGGTACATCTTTATATGTGCTTGCCTCTCCAGTAGTCCAACCAGTCCACCTTCCCCCCGCAGTAAGATATTTATCACTATATGTATCTCTTAATTCAGATAGTTTGTCTAGCATTTCACGTGCCATAACAGATTTTTTCTGTGCATCTGTTGATTCAGCAGGAGTCAACGCAGTTGTTGTGACTGGATTGCCATTCTCATCAGTAGAAGTTGTGACTCCTTTGGTTGGAGCAACAGTAATCACTGGATTACCATTAGCGTCATAAGAAATAGAAGCACCTCCTGCTACACCTTTTCCGGCTTGTTGCGGATTCATATCCTTATACTGCTTACTTTGACCCATGGATATAACCATAGCTTTCATAGCGTTTTGCTGTTGAGATAAAGGTAGTTTAGATAATTGGTCTGCTTGGTCTTGAGTCAAGTATTTCTTGTCCACTGCATCTTTATATATGGCCTGGCCTATTTGTTGGGCTTCTGCTGGAGATTTAGCACTTTGAAGTGACATTAACGCATAAGAGGCAAACGCACCTTTTTGTTGAAGTTCATCTTTACTCATGTCAGCAACTTGTTGCATATGCTGTTGCATGTTTTGTTGGTCTTGTTGCTGTTGTCTTGAGTCCATAGCTAATTGGTTCTGAAAACCCTGTTGTTGTTGCTGGTTAGCCATTTGTTGCTGAGCCATACCATTCTGAAACCCTTGTTGAGCTTGTTGCTGTTGTAACTGTTGCTGTAATAAACCTTGACGTTGTTGGGCTTGTTGAGCCTGTTGATCTAATTGTTGTCTTTGAATATCCTGTTGCCCCAAACCTAATTGACCTTGTTGTTGTAGTTGCATCTGTTGAAGAGCTTGTTGATGCTGAGCATTTTCTTGGTTGTATTGAGCTTGAAGAGCCTGTAATCCTAATCCTCCTGGACCTCTAGGGTCTATACCTAATTGTCCTGATTTACCTGCTAAATAACTTAGTCCTGAAAGGTCTGGTTGCCTTAAATCTAATCCTGATAACGCCATTAGTTATCTCCGATAATAATGGCTGAAGCCATTTTTAAGTTAAAAATTGCACGTGCCATCTCCGACTCCTAAAATATACCGCTACGTGGGGCTAATGAAGTTGCACCAGCTAATTGAGTAGACTGGTTAGCTGAATTTATTTGAGCCTGTTGAGTACCAGCGTTCATCATATTGCCTGCTTGGGCTGCTCCAGTATTTATTATACCGCCCATACCAGCAAACCCTTGGGTACCAAATAGAGAACCTAAGTTAGTTCCGGTCTGCATACTTCCTGTAGCTAATCCCTGACCAGTAGCCATGGCGTCTTGTGATCCGGTAGGACCTCCAGCTAATCCTGCTAGTCGATTCTGATAGTCACTATACAATTGATTCTGTCTATTCCACCAATTACCATAGTCTTGTTGTGCCATACCTACTGCTTGATTAGTGGCAGCTCGAAGGGCACTTCCTGAATCTAATAGTCCTCTGGAAGAGGCATTCTGATTTAATTGTCTCATAGCTTCATTGACAGCAAACTGATACCCAGGACTTTGTTGATACTGGTTAGTTTGGTCGTTACCTAACATCTGATACCCTAAAGTGTTATGGTATTGATCCATAGCATCTTGAGGGTTTGCCTGTTGCATCTGAAGAGATCCAGGCTGTAGTTGACCAGGAGTAGGCCCTGGAGCATTAAATGTAGGAGTGTTTGCCCCAGGAAATCCATATTGAGTTAAATTGGGAGAACTATTTGGAGCTACTCCCGAACTGTTTAAACCTCCTAATATACCGGCATTAGTTCCCGAAGTGTTAGAAGACGTTCCTCCAAATCTGACTGCTGCTCCTCCACCTCCAGAACCTCCTCCAGAGGAACCTCCTGATCCAAATTGACCGAAAGGGAGAGTGGGAATAGAACCTACTATATTGGGACCTCCACCACTGGATGACTGAGTACCTGTGTCATAGGATCCAGAAGGACTACCAGAAAATGTATTAAATGTTCCTGCTTCTCCTCCATTGGCAGCTAATTGTTGTCGTTGGGCTTGTAGATAATTCTGGATATCTCCTGCTGACATAGAACCGAAATCTGGTTGACCTCCTCCGGAGGCATACGGAGCCATACCGTAACCAGGAGTATATTGTTGAGATTGGGTCCCAGATATAGCAGGTATATAACTTTGATTCGGATTAGTTACTGTAGGTGGTTGGAGACTCTGTAAAAGACCTCCGGTCAGTGTTCCATCTAGATATGATTGTGTCATTGACTTTCCTTAACTTAGTAGCCCTGAACGATATCCATTGACCATTTGTTGCTGTTGAGGATTAGCTACCGGAGTGTTAGAAGCTTGGTTGTTCATTGCTTGAGCTAACTGAAAACTTCCTCCCACTGGAGTGGGTAAACCTAAGTTCCTCTGATAGGCATCTAGGGCGTTATAGGTAGCTAAGTGCTGAGGGGCATTTAAAGCTTGTGCTTGTTGATACCCTTGTTGTAACTGATTTTGTGCCTGATTGTTGTATTGCTGCAAGGCATTAACAGCTTGTTGTGAGTTAGCCTGTGAGTAATTTAAACCTGCCCCTAATGCATCTTGTAGATGCTGGTTAGCCTGATTAGCCCACTGCGAAGAGTTAAAATTAAGTAGATATCTACTAAGATCTGTTCCACCTATCATTTGTTACCTCCGGTAAAAATGACTGCAGCTACCTTTAGTAGCAACAATCATCCCATCTCCATAATATATTGATCCAGTAATTCTCCGTTCTTCTGTATAGATTTGGAGAGTACTCCTATTTGTTTAAACCCTACTGCCTCAGCGTATCTTTTAGCTGTAGCGTATGGAGTTAGAGCCAGAAACTTTTTAGCTCCATAATATCTTTTCATATGTTTAGCAACTAACTGTCCCCACTCTTCAGAAGACGCTCCTCTGTATTTCTTAAAGATTACAATATGGGGAGTCCACATGACATTATTTAAAGGTGATAAGCAGATTATTCCAGCAGTGTAACCATCTTGTAATAAAATAAACCAAATCATCTTAGATACATCAAAGTCCGGTAATGGGGGGCTGCCATCATAAGCTATTTGTTCATAAGCGTTTTCAATTCTTAAGGCAGCTTTGATAGTCATCTTACTTCTAGTAGGAACTATTTCTCTCATACGTTTTTCCAATTGGTAGAGTCGTAGTTTGTATATTTAACATTTGACCCAGCAGCTAAGGTAACTGAAATGTTCACCCCAGCACCTAGATTATCTCCACTGGCAGGGAATATCTGTAATGTATTAGCGCCATTGTTTATAATAGTCACTGTTCGACTATACGAAGGTGCAGTGGGCATTGTCACTACATCATTGGCATTAGCCACGGTACTGACTTCATTGACGTCTTTTGTTAAAGCTTGCTGTCCTTGAGTTTGAGTAGTACTGGCTGTAATACCAGACTTGACTGTTTGTTTCCACACCCCATCCATCTGACGCCAAGTAGTACCATCTATAGCGAACCAACTGTATTGTGCTCCTGGAGCTATTGTGGTAGCTGCATCAACACCAGCCCCCAGGTTATCTCCACTGGCTGGGAATACTTGTAGAATATTAGCTCCATTGTTTGTTACTATACAGAACCTAGAAGCGTAAGCTGCAGGTAATGTTACGGTATCATTAGCGTTAGCCACAGTGGTAACATCATTATAGTCTTTCGTTAAAGCACCGTTGCCTTGAGTCTGAGTAGTACTGGCAGTAATACCGGTAGTTAAGCATCTACCAAGAGACATCTGTCCATTAAATCGGACTCCAGTTCCTGTACCACTACTGTTATCCATAGAAATAGTATTGTTAGTGTCGAAGTTCCATAACATTCTGTTTCCGGTGGTAGCAGATAAGAACTGTAAATTAGCATTATTAGCCCAACCACCAGGAAGAGGTCCATATAGAGAATATCCTCCTGCACCATCTGAGACAATATGAGGAGCATTACCAGTTGTACCGTCGAATCTGATAAAATCTACTGTGGCACGAGATATTTTAGTTCCACCAGTTACTGTATAAGAAGCAGCAGTTAGGTTTCCTGAACTATCAGTAGTCAACCCACTGGTTCCTGCAAACACTCCTCCACTGTTATATTGTACTTGAGTGTCGCTTCCTCCAGGAATAGCTGCTGCTAAACCGGTTAAATCTCTTACAGAAGCTTTTCTGATAGCATTGTTGTCTGAATGGTCACAAATCATTACTTCATCGTCTACAGCAGGTTGTACAAGCGATTGAGAGAATATATCAACACTGACGTCATTAGCATTAACTGCTAATCCATTTCCAGCACCAACATTTAATGTAACATCTCCTGTACCGCCTCCTGTTAATCCTTGACCAGCAGTGATTGTAGCACCACCTCCAGTTGGAGATATAGAACCGTCTACTGAAGCTGCCACAAAGGAACGAAAAAACATGTACCAAACAGGGGATAATCTCCCTTGTTTATCTACAAAGGGTATATTAATTGAAGGTATTGTGTTTACTGATACTGAAGTCACGTCACTTACTCCGCTTTGAGGAGAAGAGACTAGAAATCTTTTTGAAAAAAAGTTTCATGTTAGAACGCTCCAAAGCTTCCATTAACTACTGCCTGCATAATAATTATATCCACTGGGTCTGACACACTGAAATCTATTACCCAGTTTCTTGCAGTACCTAGTTTATTTATCTGTACTCTTTCATCATAATGACCTAGTTTACCTAATAGAATCATTTCTTCACCTTCAAAGGTGTCTCCACCATCTATAGAGTATTTAAACATCATCACCGGATCTACTCCTTGACCTGTGGTGTTACCAAAGCCGGAGTTAACATCTAATTCTAATCTGTTTACTGATATGTATTTAAGTTCGTTGTGGAACACAGAACTGGTTCGTTTACATAGTCTTATATTTCCATCATCTGTGGAAACTGAGTTGTCTTCTTTAAATATCTTCCCAGACCACCAATCACCAAACAGGTTCATTCCCTTAAATACGGCATGCATACGTCCTCTGTACATATCTTGATCTTTGGACCCGTTAGCATCTGGAAAGGGTCTTAAACTTTGTCGTTCGTGCCACATCCCAGTGGTTAAGTCATACACTAAGGTAGTCTGTAAAGAAGGTAAGTGAAGGTGATAAAATATGTGCCCGTCTGTAGTGGTAGTAACCATACCTTCTGCATCTTCATTCGTAGCCGAGTTAATTCTATCTACTATTGTCGGTGAAGATATAGGAGTAATGTCATAGTTAGGGCCAAGTAAATAAATAGTTGATCCACCGGTTGCTCCTCTTCCTAAAAAGAACACCCCACTTTGATGTGCAGCAATACTGTCTTTAGCAGTTATACCATTGTATATACTAGTTCTAGTTTGACGAACAAAAGGAGATGTACCATCATTAATATATATTTCTATAGTCTCGTCACCGAAACAATAGATTTCTTCTCTGTACGCTACTATAGCTTTAACCTTATCCGGTTTAAACGTAGGAGTGAAAAAGTTAAGTCCATCCCAAGCAGTTCCATCACTTAAAGTACTGAAGGTTACTCTACCGTTATTATCTGATATAATAAAATAGCCATCAGCATAATCTAAAGTAGTTCCACCTGGATAATCTTGGTCTGTAATTTGGGTGAGAATGTTAGTAGTTAAGTCAAAGATGTAGCCAGCCATGGAGTCTTGAATCATTAACTGATTAGAATTATTAGCTGCCATATAGACTTTAGACTTGCTTCCAGTGGACATGCCCGCTAAAGCCCCTATAGAGCTGCTAGAGCCATCATAGAAGATTTCATATAGGGTAGTACCAACTACAGCAAATAAACGCTCCTGAGTCAACGTACGGGCCGTAAACAGCCCTCTGATACAATCACCTCCCAAATTGATGAACTGAGATAGACCTGGTCGAGGAATTAAACCCATTTGAGTTTTGTTTTTCTCTTGACTTTTCTGATCAGTGATTTGAGGGTACCAGTTTACTGTTCGTTGACAGTTCCAGTCTTTAAATCTGTGTTCGTAGGATCCTCCGATCAAATCAATTATCATCGGCCTCTACCTTGTCCATATGGAGTCATATCAGGAAGTAAGAAGAATGGTTCTTCATCACAGTCAAAGTCTCTTACTATTGTTTTATATTGGTCGGCCAAAGGTTTGACTATTTTGAGCTCTTCGAATTTACCGAAGGCTACACATAATTCAGCACCTAGGCCGTATATGAGTGGAAGCGTCCATTCAGTGGGGAAGTCTAAAGAGTCAGTAGAAGAGTCTACATCTTCGATGGCTTCATGATAAGTGAATTCTAATTGGAAATGTACATCATTAGGTCTAGGGAATACGTATAGTACTCCAGCATCTAATAGTTTATCATAATAGAAGTTTAACGGTCTGCCGTTAGTGGTTTTAACTGGTATGTTGAAATACTGATCATATCCAATCATTACCATTGGAGTGGAGTTTTTATTGTTACTGATATCTACCGTTCTCATATCCAGGATTCTTAACGGTCTGTCAGATATCTTATCTGTATAGGTTATTATAGTGTTTCCTGAACCGGCTGCTCCTGTAAGAGCGTCTGTGATTGTAACTTGAGTAGAAGAATCGACAGAAACGATAGTAGTCCATTGTCTTGTACTATCATCCAGTTCTATTCCAATATTATCTAAGGCAGTCATTCCAGTGCTAGATGTTACAGTTAGTACTGTTGCGGCAGAAGCAGCATTAGCAGATAATGTCGTATTGACATATGAGTTAGCGCAATGGTCTCCAGTATGAGATATACTATACTGTTCATCCTGATAGGCAGTAAATAAAGTAGCTTGACGTCGGTTCCATAACTGGATACCTTCTGCTTGCCACATTTTAATCATTGACTGGAAGATATCTATAGCGTAGTCTTGATCAGCTCCACGAGCAGTTTGATTAATATTAATGATATTAACTAGCTGCATAGCTCGTTTAATAATTGTATCCCTATCTAGGGCGTAGTTGTAACTTCCTGATCTGGCCACTAGTATTCCTTATTTCTTCTTACCTAATATTTTATTAGCCTTAGCGTCTATCTTAGATTTGCTGGCTGGGGACAACTTGCCTTTTTTGACCATTTGGGTGGCACGAGCTTTAGCGTTAGCTGCATGTGATTTATCTGGCATCGGATATTTTTTACTTCCTGGTAAACCAAAAGTAGATTTAGATAAACTGTTTCGTTGCTTGGAGATTAATTTAGCCATAGGAGTTACTCCTTAATAAATACTGGTTGTTTCTATATCTAACGGGGATGTTCCGTTATCTACGTTTTGATGATTAATTCTTGTCACTTGGACTGGTTTTTCTTGTGGTAACATAAAAGCCATTAGACCGTGATCTATCTTGTCTGCATCATTAGGGCATACTAAGCATCCTCCTCTACCTGTTTCCGTAGATAATAGAACTGCCTCATAGTCGTAACATGCCTGACCGCAGATATCGCAGAATATATAGTGACCTTTATTTGCTGCAAAATATTTATTTGACATTATATTGGCTCTATTGAAAAGTATGTGTTTCCTTGACCGCCTAATACTTTAGAATTAGAGCCATGTGCTTGAAGTGCCCAGAATTCTATATAGTCTGTGCTTCCATTGAAGTCTATCACAGCGGTTACGGTAGCGGAAGTATTAAATCCTGCTAATACTGATACATTATTCTGTTTAAACGCACTTCCGTTTTTATATATGTTAATCCATGCACCATAATTGGATACATATCCAGTACTATCAAAAGTAGCTAAAAAAGATACTCTATATTTACTTGCTATAGTGGGCTGTACTCTATAATTAGTGGAGTTATCATATATTCCCGATGTATCGAATTCTTCCGTGTCTATAGTTAACTTGGTGGCAGTTATATTAGTTAATGTTTGATCAACAGACATATATGCCCCGACCACTTGCCTAGCAGGCATGCCAGATCCACCATTAGCTACCGGTAACGTTCCTGTAATCCCCGTGGTTAAAGGGAGTCCGGTGCAATTCGTTAAAGTTCCACTAGTAGGTGTTCCCAACAGTGGAGTGGCTAAAGTAGGGCTGGTAGCCAATACTGGAGTGCCTGTACCTGTTGGGGTAGCAGATGTCCAGTTAGTGCCATCAGATTGAAGTATATGACCGCTAGTTCCTGGTACTGCCCAAGTCTCTGTACTATATACATTATTAGTACCGTCTGATACTAATATTTTTCTAGCTGTTCCTGAAGAACTAGGGTACGTTGGAGTACTCCAAGTTGGTATGGAAGTACTTCCGGCTGATTGGAGTATTTGACCCGTAGAACCGCTCGTTGTTGATTGAAGGGCTCCAGTAGATGTAGTTCCACCTACTATAGGGGCGTATGCCGTGACAGATGTCTTACCTGTTCCTCCATAAGCAACTCCAACAACTGTGGCATTCCAAGTTCCAGTAGCAATAGTGCCTAAAGTAGTTAAATTAGTAGACCCAGACCATGTGCTTAAAGCGGTATTCTCTACTAAATCTAGAGATAGCATTGTTTTAACAGTGGTAGATGTTAATTCTTCTATACTGCCAGCACCTGCAGTGTTTCTGCCCAGTATTCGAGCAGTAGCACTGACATCTTGAATTTTTGCATACGTTATCGCAGCATTGTCGACTGTCCAAGTAGTTCCAGAACCACTAACAGTAATGTCTCCTTTGTCGCCGTCTGAGACAACTGCTCCATTATAAGTAATCCTAACAGTAGTGCCTGTAGTACGCTCTCCTACAAGAATGTCTCCAACTTGCAGGTTTCCTACTGAGGTTAAATCGCTGACTTTTCTACCTGATGTCATATTGGCTCTTGAACAATTATTGGTTCATCATCTTGACTACATAAAAGTATCGCACTATCTTGGGATGCTAATAAGTAATATAGGGTAGTCATTGTTTCTAGATCTACCGAGGGGACACTTTCTGAAGTGTCAGTGTGGTTTATTCTTGTATATGGAATATTCTTTTCTATTAAGGGTCTAAACGGAGTTAAACCTTGGTCTATAGTATCTACATCGTGTCTACAGACAATTAGTTCTCCTCTGCCTGTATATGTAGATAATCTGGATGATTGAGATGCTAAAGTTCGCTGACCGCAGATATCGCAGAATATATACCAATCACCTTCTTTATAACTCACAGTATTTGTTCCATGGATAAACTAGGGTCACTTTGTAATCGCTCTTGGGCTGATATCTTAAAAAAGACGGAGGAGTGCTTACACCTGTTTATACACTCTCTTAAATAAGGCGTCTGCCACGCTTACTTAAAGTATCTGCAGACTCTATGCAGTTAGACCCTCTCGACCCCAACTAACACAGCCCTCTGGTGTTCCTACCAGATTAACACCTCTTTAACGTCAGGGCGTACCGTACCACTCAGTTGATCAGCCTGTCATTACGGACTCTGTGGTGTTGCCCGCCGGATAATGTTACTCTTGATTCTCATCAGAGGAGGTACCGGAGATCACCCAACATTCCAGATGGGTTACATTGAGGACTTCTTAGCTGCCCGTTAGGGAGATGTTACACGTACCGATGGCAGAGGTGATTATTTCGTCCTCAAAGTTAGTATAGACTATAAATTAGATTCTGTCAAATACTTTTATCAGAAAGTATCTAGGAACCTATTTCAGGGTCTACTGTTAAAATAATAGTAAGGGTGTCTCCAGAGTTTAATCCTGTAGTAGTTAACAGAATATCTCCTGTTCTTCCTGATCCACCAGTATTAGGTAGACCACCAATATCTTTAAAGTCCATCTTTAACGCTGCTGCACCACCTGAATAAGGTAGTGACATAGCTACTACATCTGTAGAGGCATCAAACAATAAGTGAGCTATAGTAGAGTTACCACTAGCTACATATCTAATATCCCTAATAGTACTCTTCAAAGGGTCTGCAACGCCTAATAGAGTGGCTACTGCAGAACTATCATAGATAACTGTTCCTGTTTCTTCTGTACCATCACTCAGTATGGTGATATACTGAACTACTTTCTTTTTGCCTGCAATCGTTCTAGTGTTTGTGACTGTATTTCCGGCCATTAATTATCTCCGATGAGGAGGGAGGATAAACCTCCCTATCTATTAACTATAATTAGTAGCTAGACCCATGTCTGCAACACTACCTGCTGCGGCACTGATAAATACTCTACCAGCAGCAATAACGTCTGTGAACCCTGATACACAACTATGATGGAAAATAATTTGTCCATTAATAGTTGAAGGTGCAGATAAAGCTACTGTGGGGGATACAGCACTAGTTATGTTATTTACTGCATTTATGGTACAATTTTTAAACAGGATAAATCTATCTGGTGCAGCATATTTAACCATAACTAAGCTGGAATTAGAAGTATATGTATCGAACATACAGTCTTCAAATACAGTCCTAGCAGTGCTATCTGCAACCTCTGTTTCGGCTCCAGTTGTAGCTCTAATTACGGTATCTAAGCCGATATAACAGTGTTTAAAGGTGTTTTCAGAACCACTAATTTTTAATGATCTGGCACCTGAAACGTCCATAGAAGTGTCGCCTATACCACTAATTTGACAGTTTTGAAACAGATTTCTCTGTCCAGTAACTTCAACAGCGATTGGAGTAGTTGCAGTAGAGCTTGCTACGCCCTGAAATACTTCAATATTGGCTATTAAACAGTTATTAGCAGAAACCTTAAACAAAGAGTTAACAGTTAATACAGTAGATAGCTGCCCTATTCTAGATCGTTGACCAATTAATGGTCCACAGTTCATACCTATTAGGTGTACACCATCTTTGTTCCAATCTAAAGTTGCAGATTGATAATCTGTGGTAGAACTAGCGGTATTGCTTTCAGCAATAAGATATACTACATCTCCAGCATTGGCAGTAGCCATTAGTAGAGCTTGAGCTAGTGTTTTAACAGCTTTAGCAGGGGATTTCCCGTTGTTGCCGTCACTACCTGTTCCTGGTCGTACGAATATGGCTCGACCCGGACTGAACATTCCACCTACTGGAACGCCTCCATACTGATACAAACCATCTGATACGGTTGTCATAATTTTATTCCTTAGTTAAAAAGAGTTGTCCGGAAATACCGGACAGCTCAATAGGGTTATTGTCCGGGAGTACCAGCGATACCTCTCCAGTCGTTAAACAACATTCTGTAACGTTCGTAGATACTTACGATCAAATCGAAAGTGTACGGATCGTTATGTTCTTGTCGTTGTAGACCTTTACGGGTAACTTCTACCAATGAATCATCAGCATCTGAAGTAACAAACCATGCATCAGAGTCAGATAGACGTTTCCAGACTAAGTAGTCTTCGATATCGCCTCTTTGGTTTAAAGCATTGATATCTCGGTTAGCTGTTCCTGGACGTTCTCTACCTTTTAGAATACGACATGCTTCGAACTTGAGTGCAGTTGGCACTACTAAGTACTTACAGTTGTACATAGATTTCAAACCGTCTGGATTTAAGAACTGGTCAACTAAAATAACCATTTGCTCTAAAGAGTCCTCAGACAAGTCCTGGTCAGTAGCTAGGCGGTTAGCACTAGTTCCACCTGCTTGGAGAGGATGATCAGTAGCACAAAGTACTTTACCGTCTGGGCCAGTTTCACCTGCGGTGAACGCATTATTGAGAATCTCTGCTCGTTTCTCATCTTTGGTGTAAACCAAGGATTTAGCGATCTCTTTAGAATACATAGGTAACAAGTCTTGATAGACATTATCTTCTATGGCTTCCATAGTCAATCGAGCAGCTTTAACAAACGTATGGATTGCCCAACGAGTGTTAGACTCTTGGTCGATAGAATCGTAAGAGATGGCTGCACCTTCACCTTTACGGGATGCTTCTCCCATACCGGCTAAGATTACAGATTCATAAAACCCCTTACTGTTAGGATCTTTCTTAACGAAGATCTGTTCGCCTACGTTGCCGTAGACTTTATTGAAGTGTTTAACAAAATCGTCTACACCGTACTGGAGGGCACGGGGTATACTACCTGTGGTGACTCGTCCTGAATTAGCCATTAGTTCGCTACTCCTGCGTTACCTACATCATAGAATGTTTGGCTTTGGTTAATTTGTACTAGAACGTCTTGGTTAGCTACACCTGGGGTATTACTAGGTTTGTCTACAAATCCGACAATCCTTAATTGTAATCCAGCGGTTGCTGCCACAGTACTAGAATCTAGTTCCATTGCTGACATACCAGTGGTAGTGTCTCCACTGCCTACAGTAATATCTGCATTACATCCAATAGAGGATACTGTTAGAGTAGTGCCTACATCATCTGCTTGGATTCTGTATATATCCAATGGATGTGCTGGTTTAACCATACAGTACATTGAAGTACTAGCAGGTCGATGTCGTTGGCCTAAGTTCATTCCTGAAGCCACTGTATGTTGTTGAAAACCCATGATAACACCAAATATTGGATCAGTTGCTGCTGCTTGAATTACAGGCAGTGCATACGGTCCACCATTAATTTTGGTAGCATCCAAATCAGCCGTTTTAACTGCATCGCCTACAAAAGTGGCGGTAGCGTTTCCACTAGGGATGACGCACAGGATTAAATTGGACTGACTATTATCTTCATGTAGCGCTAAGCCATAAGCTGCATCTACGTTAGCCATTGTTTATTCTCCGTTAAATTTCTTGTTGCTCTTTAAAGCCTTCTGATAATTCAGAACCTGTAGTAATAATCTCATTGCCTCGTCTAAGTATTCGATCTCCTCGTCGCTGTGCTTCTCGGAGTCTAGCTTGTTCTCGACCTTGTTTCTTATCTGTTTGGTTCTGTTCCCATTTAGAGGTCAAAATCTTCATTAGAATCTGTTCATGTCCATCAGAAGTAGTTTCTACTAACATCTGAGGGCGTAACTTATCTTCTTTAGAGTTTGGGGTGTGTGACCTATCGTCTTTATTGGATTTAATAGTTTCTACTATTTCCCATCCAGCATTAAGGTAACGTTGAACTCTAGTTGGGTCACTTTTGTACGTAATAATTACGTTTTTGTACGTATATCCAGGATCCCTATCTTGTGTTTGATGTATATCTTGTACGTACGGTATTGGTCTAAATGTTACTCTGCTCATTGAGGTTTCTCCTAAATTTCACCATCTGCTTTTAATCTTTCAATAAACTCTGCTTCTGTTAAGTCTTGACCCATAGATGCTCTCATTCTTTTATGAGCATTGTAGGTGTCTTTGAGCTCTTGTGATAAACCTTGGAATACCTTTCTAGTTGAAGAGGTATTTACTGCGGTTTTATTTACAGAAGATGTTTGTACAGAAGGTCTAACATTTTTAGTCTGACCCATTATTCTTTCTGGAAATTCTTTGAGCATCTTTAATTCTATCATTTCTGCTAAGTCGTCATAACTAGCATTTGGATACTTATCTTTAACCTCTAAATCTATCTGAATGGCTCTTTGCTTTAGATCGGCATTGCGATCATTGAACCAATGTTGGTTTCTTTCTATAAATCTTTGCTGCGCTTCTTGTTGCCTTTGTTGGTTTTGTTGATACTGAGAATTCCTCTCATTTTCCTCAAGTCTGGTTAACTCTTTGGTATAGTGAGCTATACCTTCCATATCATAGTCATTCTTAGAGGCTGTTATTCTAGCTTCTAACTCTTGTTTAGCCTTCTCATACTCTCGCTGAGAAGTACGTTGTTGATATTCAATTAAGGCTTGTATTTCCCGGTCACGTTGTTCTACTTTTTTCTTCAGACTGTAAAACTGTTCAATTACTTCACCGGTTTTATTAAATTCTTCTGGGGTTTTATATTTAGCTGGGTCACGACCTTGAGCTACCCAATCTTCCTTGGATATATGACCATATTTTTTAGCTTTTTCGACTACTTCTGGATTTTCTTCTTCTTCTGTTTGTTCATTTTGGTAAACCTGCTCGTCTTCTGGTTCATTTTGGTGAACATCTTCCTCTAAGAGTTCTTCCTCTTGTTCAACTACTTCTGGTTCTAATACTTTATCTTCTTCCACTTTACTTCCCCTTTCTTTGAATAAATTTTACTGCATCATCAGTAATTAGATAGTACTCTCCATCCTTATCCATTCGATTGCTCTGATAGGGGATAAAATGAAGTACATCTCCAATTTTAGGTGGATTTATTTCATGTCCAAACTTTTCTTTGTATTTCTGTCCGAAAGCATCTGTTGCCATTTTAACAACAGTTCCTTTACTGGATGCTCCTGCAAATGCTCTTTCCTGCATTTCAGTTAGGATAATCTTACTATCTCTAGAAAGTCCTAAATCTTCTCTAATTTGTTCTAGGTCTACTCTAATGACTATATGACCATTAATTGGCTCACCTTCTAGTATATCTTTAACTTCTATCATTTATTTGTCTCCGAACATATCTTTATACTTTTCTGATTTTTCTGCTATACAATCTATGCTGAGCCTGATATATTCGCCCTCATCTTCTACTCTAACTGCCCAATCTTGTGGATTTAAACAAGAAAACTCTAATGAATTCTTCAATGCTTTGACATATCTTAATAATAAATCGGGGTCTGTCCCTTTCTTTTTAATTAGTGCTGCTTTCTCAAAGATCATTTTATTATTTCCTAGTAGGTTACTAATCAACATCTTTCTCCTTTGCTTTCTTAACTATATCGTTATATTTTTCTACATACTCTTCTGTTGAGGTATTACTTGTAACTTGGTATGGAGTTGATTGCTTTATCCCTCCACAGCATGGACACCTATTGTAGTAACAAAAATATGGATCTGTATTAATCGCCACTTTCTTCCTCTTCTATATAATCTTTAATGTATTTAATCATCTGTATTGCTTTACGGAGTCCGTCTAGCATTCCTGATGAGTAAGAAAAATCTAATGCTATCTTTTCTACTTCTCGTTCCATTAAATGGGAACCACTTAGTATCTCTTCTCCGAGTTCTTTAGCTTCTTCACTAAGAAGTTTTACTGCTAGCCTTGTCTCGGTGCTGTTGAGCCATAAGTTCCAGTTTTCTTCCATCTATGTTCACCTTTTGTTCGGCTACTCTAGCCATTCGTTCTTTAATGTCTGCTTCTTGTTGGTCTTTATGTCCTTTGGCTAGCATCATTTGTTGTTTATCTCCAGATTCCTGATGAGCAATCATCATTTCATCTGCTTTGACTCTAGCTTTGAGCATTTCTATCTGGGTTTCCATTCCTGCTCGTTGTTCTTTGACTTGATCTAGTTGTAACTGTAACATATCTCTTTGATGCTTCAATTGTACATCAATCATCTTAGGATCTGGTTGCTGAGGTTGTGGTTGAGCTATTAATTCTTGTGGGTTTTCTATCTGTAAGTCTTTAAATATCCTCATAACCATTGCTTGAGGGTTTATTACATTCGCTAAAGGGGTTTGCATCAGTTGTTCTAGTGCTTGTAACTTAATATATCGATGTGCTTCACTGCTTTGAGTTGGATCGGCTACCGGCATGACATCTAATTCAGCGTCATTGAAGATTTCTTTACTGACTTGGATGTCTAAATCTTGATATTTGACTATTCTGTCAAAAGAAGAGTACTTTCCATACATATGGAACATCATTTTGAATTCTTTCTTCAAAGAATGGAACAATTTCTGAACCATTGGCTTAAATGCTCTGGTTCCTTGTTCAATGATGGCTAACATAGTCGTTGCTGGGACGTTTTGTCCTTCAGCATTTCCCATTAAAGCTTGGGTGACAAATCCTGTTTCCTTTCCTGCTTCAATTAAAAGGCCTAAAAGACTAAAAAGAACTTGAGACGGTTCCTTAAAGGGTAATGGCATAATCTGAGAACGAATGTCAACATTTGGAGGTATCTCAAGTTGAGTAAATTTACCTAATTCTTGTTTAATTTCTCTTCGTTTAGTCTTAAATGCTTTAGTGGTGAAGCCACCTTGTTGATTGGCTAGTGTTCCACTGTCAATTAATTGTCTTAAAATACTGGTTATGGACTTATTTTGATGAAATAGAAGGTGATTCAAGCCCATACTGTGATATTTACCTGCTGGATCATCGATACAGTGATAATCTACTATATACGGTCTAGGGACTATTTTCTTGACTTTCCCTTTTTCGTTTACATGTATGTCTTCTGTTTCATATCCGGCATAAATACCTAATACTTTCTGTCCATCTTTGTGGAAATAGACTATATATGGTTCTTCATATCCATCATCATCTAAATCGATATAACAGAACTGTTCTAATACTTCATATACTGGGTTTGTATCTTGAAGATCTCTTAAATCTTCGTCTTCACCTGATGGACCTTCCTTGAGAGTCTCTCTATCGACTTCTAAGAAGCGTTCAGCACGAGTGTACTCTACTATCTCGTTCCAGGTCATAAAGTTGCGTACAGTGATTCTACGGGCCTTCTCGATGGAACTA